CTTTACTAGATTCATCAGGACTTGATTCAACAGCAAAGGCATTTGAAAGATTTGGCGACTCTGTTATGAATACAGCAGAACAAGTAAACTTTGCATTAAATGGTGGTACTATGGGTCAATTGGCCTTTAGTGGTATGACAAATGATATTGAAAATGCAACAGTTGGTCTAGAAAGACTAAGAGATTCATTAGATATGAGTACTGATGGTTTTACTATGTCAGCATCTAGTCCAATGGTTGGTCTGTCTGTAGGTAATATGTCAGTAGAAAATGCCCTATTAAAGATGGCTGATGCATCACCAAGTAATAATACGAATGTGGTTCAAAAAGGTGGGGATAATGTTAAGGGTGGAGATACAGTAATTCTTAATCAAAGTCACAATCCGGTTACTTCTTCACTTCATCACCCCAGATAAAAAAAAGGGGTACCTCAGTACCCCTCCGAAAAAAAATCTCTCAGATTTTAATTTTCTTTGGCTAATTTAGCAAAATAACTTAATGTATCATCTTCTGCTTCTTCCTGTACAGGTTGGCCAAAGGTTTCTGCTGATGCAGTCTCCATTGCTGACCCAGCTTCTGTCATACCAGGTGCGTCTGCAGTAGGTGTAACATTTGCAAATGGGTCTGTTTCAACCATTCCAGCATCGACTCCTAATACTCTATTTAATTTAGATTTTAGTTCGTCGTATGTTTTATAATTACTAGGGTCTAAAAAGTCCTGTAAATTATGAAGTTGACCATAAGTCTCTTCTAGTCTTGCTTCATCGCCTTCGTATAAGGAACTCGGTGTGGCAAATTCTGATTTATCATAGTTTACCCAGCCTTCGACTTTTCTGATTTTAATCTTAAAGTCTGCGCCTTCCCAGAAGTCATAAGGATTAATAGGTGATTCATCTTCAAAAGCAGGTTGCATAGCTTCCATGATTTTGTCAAAGATTTTCTTACCAAACTTGTACAGTTTGACCTTTCCTTCATTTTCTGGATTGCTTGGGTCAGATACGATTAAAACATTACTCACATAATGTAATCTTCTTTTTCTATCCCTAGCGATTTGCTTATCCTCATCTCTTCCAGAGTTCCATAGTAAAGAGTTTGACTCCGATACTGGGTCCTGCTGTCCAATAGAAGTTAAGGAGTTTTCGATATACCATAGTCCAGTAGAACCTTTGAAACCGTGGTCCCAATATCTTACCCATGGTAAATCTTCACCTTCCTTAGCCGGCAAAAATCTGATTACGGCGTAACCATTTCCTGCTTTATCTCTGGTAGGTTTCCAAAGTCTGTCATCATCATATGAATTAGCCTCTGGTTTTGTGGATACAGCTTCTGCTGCTTTAACGAGTTTATCGATTGATGAGCCTCGTGTGCTCTTTAAATTTGCGAATGACATTGTATTTTTTCTCCGTTGTATTTGCATTGTATTACGACTCTAATATAGCCGTTTCTATTGTATGTCACTTTATTCATAATATATAGTTATATTATACCACATTATATGGTATTTGTAAACCCTTTTTGTAATAAACCTTTAAATTTAATTACATCAAAGCTTACGAAGGGCGTATACTTTTCTATTTTCCTTTTTATATCAGGCCAAATTAATGTGTCCGATATTTTCTTGGACTCTCTAGGTATAAACCCTAATATGGAATTCAGAATAACAATAGTTTCTAAACTAATCTCTTCTTGCATCCACAGTTGTATTATTAATGGGTGTTGACCATCATCGGATTCAAACAATCCGTCAAAGTTAACTTCATTAATATCACTTAGTTTATTTATATCATTTTGAAACACACGCGTTAGCGATTCAAGTGTTTTTCTATGATTTAAATAATTCTTTTCTCCCACTTCATTAACCATTTCTCCTACATAGGAAACATCGTTTTTAAAGTTGGCCACATAATATCCTTTTAAATCTTTTTCATGGGCCTTTGCTATCTTTGCAAAAAAGTATTTATCTTTTCTATTTAAAAAAGATTTAGCAGAGGCATTGGTTTTAAAGTTATATTTTAAAGCATCGTAATCAGTTTCAAAATGTAGCTTTAAAGCATTATATAATCTGTATGATTCAAATGGGTCTATCATTAATAATCTATTCCTTTAAATGCGACTCGTTCTCCATTAATATCATATGCACAACCTTCGCACCATTCTAGGTCTCCGTGATTACATTCCATATCCTGAAGTTTTCTTTTCGCTTCTTTTTTTTCTTTAGAGATGGTCATGGCTTTTACCCAGCCATCTGAATTCTCTTGCCATTGTTTATCGTTGGTCACAGAGGTAATGTGTTTGTTCTTTCGCCTTTAATTAGATTTAACCTAGAGGCCTCGTCTTCGATTTTAGCTTTGAGTGATGGTGTTAATAACCTTTTTAAGTTAGAGTAATCCATTCCTCTCTCCTCAATAATGATACACGCGGCGTCTATGTAAGAGATACCATGTTTTGTAGCGACTAGTTTCTCTACAGCCATAGAGAACCTTTTCTTGGTCATTATCTTACCTTCTATTTCAACCGACAAAGTCATCGCCAACCTCAAATGAACAGCCAGTTAAACCACCAGCTTGTAATGCTTGTAATGTTCTTAATACTTCTTTTGCACTTCTGCCAGTATCAAGAGCATTAACTGAAATGTGTTGTATGGTTCTATATTTGTCGAATATAAAAGTTGCCCTTAAACAAACAGGTTCAGCTTCTGCGACGATACCTAATTCATGTGATAAATTTAATCCACAATCAGCAGCAAGTGTATGATTAATATTACCTATTAATTCATTCTCTTTTTTCCAAGCCAATTTACAGAATTCATTATCTCCACTAATACCAATCACATTCGCATGTGGAACTAAACAGTCCATACCTGCAATTTCTGTTGGGCATATAAAGGTAAAATCCTTTGGGTAAAAATAAACCACAGACCAATCATGTTTCATTGGCGTATAGTTTTCTTCTACATCTACTCTCACAAATTCGTTTTTATCATTGATTCCTGCAAGTGAGAATGCAGGAAACTTTTCTCCAATTCCTATCATTAGAAAGTCCTCATTAATATACAGTCAGAGTTAATTCTGCCTGTGGGTTTAGTTATTTTAGTTGTAATTGTTTCCCAAAGCTTTTCAATTTGCTTCTCAGTCTTATTTAAAATCATTGGTAACATTTCATCAGGTTTTCGTAGTGTAGCTGCTCTACTGGTCTTATCAAAGTTCTTTATTGATGTACCAGATATAACGAATCCGTCAATGGCCGTGGTTGTATATTCCATAAGCTTTCTTTGTTTCTTATTATAAACAAATAACTTGTGTTTACCCGGTATCATAATTGGATTAATTGAAGTTAGCTTTGCGTCAATGTCTTCAGCACAATACTGGAGCCTTGCCACTTGAGCATCTGATGATTTGGTTTTTCTTGTGCGTGGAGTTTTTAAAGCCTTAAATGATAACCTTAATCTATCTAAATCCTCATATACTTCCTCGAACTGTTTTAAAATTTTTCTTTTTTCACCTTTAGTGTATTGACTGTAAGCTTCTACACATTGGGAACATGATTTATCATATGCGGCCTTAATGTTATCATACTCAGCGTCTAGTAAAGCTTTAAACATGTTTATTGCGTTACCCTTTAACCCGTGCATCTTCCATCTGTTATAGGCAGAGAACTTTTGTGTATAATTACCTTCAAGCCAACCTTCTACAATTTCAGTATCCCAATCATGATAAATGGTATCCAATACTTTTCTTCTTGTTCTTTCTGCAGGTGATATAACAACCACAGTTTTCTTTTGTGCGTCTTCAACCTTTTTTAATTTTAAGGCAATTTTGTATTGTTCATTTATAAACTTTTTAATATTATCAAGTTGTTCATCTGAATAAACCCAGCCTCTGTAGTAGAGCTTAATGAGTTTATTAACGGACATAAACCTGTAGTCTTTTTGCCTTTTAAGTACTTGAACTTTCTTTTTATCAAACCCACAACAATCAATTGCAAACTGATATGTGCTTGGCATATAATCTTTTGTTTTATAAAAATAATTATACCACCCTGCAGCCTTTGTCCAGTTTCTATCCGTGAACTCTGACTCCTCAGTAAATATTGGTTCTGGTCCTAGATACTTATCATCTAAACTTGGACCTCTTTTTCTTTTTTTATTAATCGCCATATTTCTCCTTATATATTCTATATATTATACCATACTTTTTATTGTTTGTAAAGTGACCAGGCCTCCGCGGGTGATAAGGAGTTGCGTTGATGAGGCCTGGTCGAACTGTTTATGTTAATAGGACAAAATTCTCCGCTGCATTCTCAGCATATATCTCTGCCTTACCTGGTAAGGGCATTCTTTCCATTAGTGTTCCATCAATAAATTTTTCTACACACCAAACGCCATCGTTTCTCATGGTAACAGTTGCCATTCTTTTTTCTCCAGCAATTTCGTTTTTGTATGTGTGATATCTGCTATAGGTATGCTCTCTTTCGCCACCTAGTAATTTATCTATTTTGTTCTCTAGATCATCTAGTTTGCTTAGTACATCATCTATATTATTATAACTCATTTTATTCTCCATTCTCCTGTTTTCTTTCCCAAGGTAATCGGATAGTTTTACCTTGTCGTTGTTCCTCAGCGCAATGCATTGACATATATGCAAACATTCCCGCCAAAAATACAATTATTAAATTAATTATTAAATCAAACATAATATTTTCCTCAATTCCTTCTCATTTTGCTGATGTCTTCAGCTTCTTGTTGTGAAATAACTGGAACGGCATTTGATTTATGCATTGTCGCAATACCTTTTACCAGAGTACCAGTGTATTTCATTGTTTCTTTTTTTGAAGTATCGCATGATGGATACTTACCAGTTTTCATATATTCTTCCATTAAGGAGTTATATTGAACTTCCTGTCTTGCTCTTATTTTCTTTATTTGAGTTTTACTGGTAGGTATAAATTCCATCGGCTTTCTTTTTACTCTATTAGCCGCATGATTTTTTCTTTTCCTACCAGTTGGGTCATATCGCAATGACCCCATATAAAAACCAGTTACAGCCATTATTTTGGCCCACCATTATGACCAATCATTGATTGCTCTTTTAGTTTTTCTCTCCATGCGAGGAAATGTATTGCTACTTCTTTTGTTGAATGAGTTAAAGTACTCACTGGACTTCTTTTAGTTTTTTTCATAATATATCCTTATCAGTTAATGGTACCATTATACCACATCTAGGTCTCAATGTAAACACTTTTTTTTAATTATTTTGTGTATACGCGCTTATTAGGTCTAAACCCTTTAATTCATATTCTGTGAATAAGAAGGTTTCGCCGTTAGATAAAGTTCTTTCAACAAGGCCATTATTATATTCCTTATCAATAACTCTTTTACCATCTTCGGTATCTTGTGGTCTACTGTCGTACCACATTGAACTTAAGCTATGCGAGTGTAATGATTTAACACCTTTTGCCCAATCCTCAGCTTGTATTTTAAGTCTTTGCTGTTCGACTCTTTCATCATATTGTGTCATGTGTTATCTCCGTCTCTATATTCTACACTATGTTTCATAAACTGTTTGTCTGCTTTTCTTTGGAATGATTTTTCTATTTGCATATCAAACCATCTTCGTAACCATTGTCTTAATTTACCCATATAGTTTATTCTCTACAATTTCTTTAACTTTCTTCTCACTATACCATAACCCGGAAAACATTTCCTCTGTTCCGTCTGTCCATTGTACATAGTATCTTTTATATCCGTATGGTCTGTCTGAAAAGATTCTAACCCCTTCGTATGCTGCTACTAATATTCTCATTAATAGTCACCATCTGCCATTTTATTGGCATTATATGCATCCATGTAAGATGTGCCTTCTAAAAATCTTGCAGTATCTTTATCTGAATAATACATGTTTTCAGGTCTGTTTAAATCAAGTGAACCACTTTTAAGGTGTTCAGCTTTTTTCATCTGTTTTGTTAACTTATTATAATTAACTCTAGGTTTACTGTAAACTTTTTTCACAGTTTTTTCAAATTCCATTTTTTCTTTTTCCTCTTTAAGGATGGCTTTTAATTCCTCTAAGGGCGTTTTACTTTTTACAGCGTTTTCTTCTTTATCGTACATTATCTAACTCCTTCGTAAAAATAATCATATTCACCAATGAAGTCCATAACCTCATCAATAACTTTGTTTTTAAAGCCTAGTTTAAATAGCAAGTTTTGTCTGAATGACAGTTTGATATTTAAAGGCACTCGTGTTGCTATATGCTCAAATTGCATTATCATAGTATTTCCCCTTCAATTAAATTTGTATCATCAAAGCCACCACCGAATGGTGTTGACTGTAAATTAATTATTGTACATTGATTATCGTACATTTTTCTTTGTTTGCCTTGAATATATCCAGCAAGAGATTTTGCCTTTTTGGCATCTTCTGCATAGATATAGGCCTCAGTTGTAATTAGATATCTTTCCATTATCTGCAAGCCTCCTCGAATCTTTTTTCTACAAGACGATCGATAACAACATCTCTGTCTGCCATCGCAACTCTTTGGTCCCAAGATTCTGAAATACCAGGTTTCATTCCACCCACTAATTCTCTTAGAATATTACTTGTATTCATTGACTCAACATCAGCTAGGATACCCTCTCTGATTCCATCGTTTATTAAATTACTCATTACACTGCCTCCAATATTGTTAATGGGCATTTGTAAAGGTCGCCATCGATCCTTACAGTAGCATTTTTGATTTGAATGTGGTGGATAACACCTTCCAAAGTTCTGCCTTTAGAAGCGATTGTGACTTTATCGCCGATAGAGAATTTAGCTCTAGCTGCTCTAGCCAATTCATTTCTCAAGAAAGCTCTTTTGATTTTTAGAGCATCAATAACAGCATTCATATCTTGCATGTTATCGATTTCATTGATTTGGTTAATTATTTTTCTCATTTTTACTCCTTATTATTTAAATGATGTGTATATTATACTCTATTTTGGGCCATTTGTAAACACGCTATGTTAAAAGTAACACAAAAGTAACACAAATGTAACATGCCTGTAACAAAACTTTTATTTGTCATAATAACTCCTTACAATATACACGCGAATGTACGCTATAACCGTTAGATTAGCTGATATTAATACACTTAATGTAACTGGGTCTGTTATTTCCATGACGGATATGAATAACCATAAGAGTAATAGTTGTGCGGGATAATTGATTAATAATCCACTGAATACAACCATTGCGGTTTCTCTATGTCTTTGTCTGCTTTTCTTACTCATAATATAATAGTGGGTTTAAGTGGTATTTCAACTCTCGGATGTTACCCCGGTTCTTTACAGCGTGTCCTTCTAGTGAGGCCTTACCTCAATTTTATCTAGGTGCATAGCTCGGCACCATAAGGTCACTCGTTTTCCGTATTATCCCAAGGCACTCCTTCCAATTTCTAATACTTCATTGTTTACTTTATGTAATAACCTCAATACCATATATCACGTCTTAATTGATTTTAAACCCGTCGGCGATGCCATTCTGAGAAACGATTCACTATTTAAAGTCTTGCGCATTACAACTCTTTCGTGGACTCGGAGCCAATCTCCAATCATCTACAGTTATTACCAGTAATTTCGTAGGACTTCACAACAACCAACCAACTACAGTCCTTCCTCGTTTCCTGATGTGTATATTATACCACAACTAGGTGTCAATGTAAACACGCTAGATGAAAATAATTCATTTATTTTTTAATACAGTTTCTTTCTGCTCCACGCCATACATTGTAGTTATTACCTACAACCATTGCCATCATCAAATTAATATTATTAATGTCCTCTGATTCGAAAGCCTGTCGTTTTATATCAGATTCGATTGCAGGCCAGAGAACAACTGCTTTAAGAAAGAACATTTTTGGCACTGATGGTCTTTCCCCAACAATTGGATTCATTTCATAAACACAATTGTATTTAAGTCCACGATATGTGGTATAGATGTCTGCAAGTTGTAGTGTGGTAAATGTAATCCACTGCTTAGTTGAGATTGGTTCAATTAACGATGGGACTATAAATTGTGACCTTTTCGGATTTTCCTTTAACAAGGATTCTATCGACTTCAGAGAATGCTCTCTCTTTACAGCTTCGATATGTTTCGGGTCCCAACAACACTCGAATCCCATCATAATTTCTTGTTTGGCCTTCGAGTCTAGCACCGAGATTGACGGCATCTCCAATGACGGAATAGTCAAATCGTTCTTCAGAGCCCATGTTTCCAACGATGCATGTACCGGTATTGATACCAATGCCAATATCAATCCTAGGTAAACCTTGGTCCTCAAGTTGTTGTATAAGTTCATCAGCGGCCTCACATATCTCTATTGATGTCTTAACGGCTTTATCGGCGTGATTTTTACATGGTAATGGAGCGTTCCAAAATGCCATAATACAATCACCCATGAATTTATCTATTGTCCCGCCGTTTTTAAGAACAATCTTTGTCATAGTATCCAAATAATTATTTATAAGAATTACCAACCCTTCTGGGTCATTATTATTTTTATAGTGTTCTGATATAGGCGTGAACCCACAGATATCCATAAACATAAAGGTCATTTCTTTTCTCTCTCCTCCAAGTCTTAATAATGATGGGTCTTTTTGTAATTGTTTTACCAGGTCTGGAGATACATATGTACCAAATTGTTTCTTTACTTGCTGTCTTAATTTAAATTGTTTATAAAAATTATTAAATGCTGATGAGGTAAAGGAAAGTATATATAATATAAGAGCCCAACTTAGGTCAAGGAGCATACTACTTGAGGTCCAGAAATACCAAGAAGCGTAACCAGCGGCAACAACGGAACCGAAGAAGGACACAAGCCCAAGCCAAAGTGGTCCATAATAAACGCATACCAATATCAGAAGAGCTCCAGCAATCATCAAAGCCAATTCCATAGGGAAAGTCCATTGTGGTCTTGAAATAGGATTATCTGATATAATGGTTTGTAAAGCAGTAGCTTGTAATTGATGTGGATATTTTAAACCATCAGGTGTAGAAACTTGTGGCACTATTCCCTTTGCCGTAACCCCTATCACAACGGTTTTACCTTTTAAATCTGGTAGCTTTGTTCCATCATAATCAATTGAGTGAAATTCTGTATTCCATTTTAACCAAATACTACCATTTGAATCTGTAGGTATTTGAAATGGTCGTAATACTATTTGTTCTATACCAGTTTCGTTTAATTTTATTGTATAACTCTTCTTGTTATTTAATGCTCTAACTGTTTCTAATGCGAATGATGGATATAAATCATTATTGATTTGAGACATTAAAGGTATTCTTCTTGTTACATTATCAACCTCGGGTGCAGAATTTAGCAGGCCTACACCCCAAGCTTGAGATTCCAATTGTTCTATATTAGTAATTAGGCCATTATAGCGATAAACTAACTGTAATACATCACCGCTATAGCCAAATGTCGCATATCCAACATAAGGAGCTTTGGATGACCTGCCTGAAGAATCCGCATCCTGTGATAATATAATTCCATTATCCTTTATCCAACTAGCGAATACCTCGTCTCCACCAAACCTATCTGCTTCTGGAAACATAATGGTAAAACCAATCATACCTGCATTTGCGTTTCTTAAATCAGAAATCATTTGTGCATAGTTTTGTCTAGGCCATGGATATTGCCCATAGGTTTCAAGTGATGATTCACTAATATTGATTAATACTATATCGTTTGATTGTTCTGTTGGAAGTGATTGTATATATTGGTCAAAGACACTTAACCTAAATTCTTCTACTAATTGTGGGTCTTGGATTCTTACGCCTACGAGTGCAATTACAATTAATAAACTTGTCCAAATACTGGTAAGATATTTCATTTAAAAGCCTATTGATACACCACAGCCACATGAGGCAGTTTCTTTTGGATTAATAATTCTGAATGATTCATTTAATCCTTGTATCTCCCAATCCAATGTAGCTTCTTCTAAAAATGGTATGGACAAATCATTTATAACTAATTTAAATTTGCCATAATCTACAACAGTATCATTGCTATTAATTTGGTCAGCATACTCAATATAATACTCGTAACCAGCACAACCCCCGCCATTAACACCAACTCTGATATTACTATACTCACTATTCGTTGTCTTTTCAATCGCTTTAGATATTGCTGCATCTGTAAGTTCCATTATTCTGGTGGATTATTATGACCCATCATTGTATCAGGTTCCCAATTTGAGATTGCTTGTCTTATTGCGTCTTCAGCTAATACAGAACAATGTAATTTAATTGGGGGTAATTGTAAAGCTTCTGCTATATCTTTATCCTTAATAGCTTGTGCTTCTTCTATTGTTTTACCTTTTAACATTTCTACAAAAAGTGTTGATGAAGCGATTGCTGAACCACAGCCGTAAGTTTTAAATTTAACATCTTCTATTACATTACCTTTCATTTTTAAATCCAATTTCATTACATCACCACAGGCTGGAGCACCAACCATTCCTGTGATTACTGTTTTATCATTAGGGTCAAATCTGCCAACTGAATGTTTAGCTGGATTTGCCAATACAGATTCAAATCTGTCTACTACTTCTTTACTATATGCCATATTAATTTCCTTGTGTTACTGAAACTGTGCACCCGCCTACGGTAAAGCAATTTTGAGTTAAATTATAACTCATATTTGTTCCACCTTGTTGTATTAGATTTAACGTTGTTGGTTGATTACCTTGTAATCTTATTTGTGAATTATGAGAACCAGTACCTGATTGAACCACAGTTGTTTCTGATGTAGAAGTACTTCCATAAAAATATGTATGGTTATAATGACTTCCTGTTCCTGATTGATTTATATCATGTACAACATCACTCGCATGAATATCTAAATTATGTGTATGTGTTCCACTTTGATATACATCAACATCATTATTATTTCCTAATATATGTCGACCATACGTTGCACCGTTATATTGTCGTACATATTCATTATTATTATAACCATCTACATCACCACCCCAAGATTTTCCTGAGCCCCAATATGAAACCCATGAAATGGAATTACCATTTCCTGATTGTAAAAAGTCAAAGGTATTATTTTGATGTCCAAATGTAAAGTTAATAGTATTATCATA